GCCAAAGTTGCGAAGCGCTATATGCGGCGGGATAAAGGATGGCGGGTTTGGCGTTTGGAACAAAAATAGCCTGCCGATATGTCGGCCATGATGAACTTTATGACTACCAAGAAAAAGGCTGGCAAATCGCCAGCCTTATGCTTCACAGTCACCATTCGCGGCGCTGTTTGATTATGTCGAAACAGCTTGGACAATCTTCTCAATATCAGCCGGATGATGAGCCAGCGAAAGATCGGTGACGGTATAATGCACCATCGCTGTTTGGCTTTTCTTGCTATGACCCATGCGATATTTGCGGATGTTTTCCGGTACGCCTGCAAGCAATTGCTGCGTGTGATAAAATTTGCGGAATCCGCCGATGCCTTTAAAATCGACTTGAGCGTGGCGGCATACTGTTGCCAACAGCCCCGACCAATGCTTTTGATCGCCCATCACGCCGGTCGCGCTAGGAAAAACAAAATAGTCGCTGTCTGCTTGCAGTTTCCATTCGCGCAAGATGCGCATGGTTGTGCTATCTAACGGCAACTCGCGAACCCGATACGGCGTTTTTGTTTCGTCAACTAATGCGCCCCGATAGCCGGTGCGTTTGACGTAAATTTTGCCTGCCTTTAGATCAACGCAATCCCATAGCAAGCCTTGCAACTCATTTGCCGCCAAGCCGGTGAAAGCTGCAACATGGATCAGCGCTTTTGTGTAATGGCGTGTCGTTGCGGCAAGGATGCTTTTAACCTCATCAGCATGATAACCATCACGCCCGCCGTCATTGCCCTTTATGGCCTGCCTATCGCCTTTGGTGCATGGGTTGGTCTGCAAGATGCCGCTGTTGACCGCGTGTTTGCAAATCATGCTCAAAGTGTGGACGATCTCTCTTTGCGTCTTTGGCGCAATCTCGCGAACCCGCATGTCTTGGATGAACAAATTAACGTCAGCAACAGACAGACGCGCCATCTGCTTGCCGCCTATGTGCGGCACAATATGAAGCCTGACATGGCGCTCATCGTTGCCATAGGTTTGCTGGCGCAAGCCGTTGCGCTTGCCAATAAGTTTTTGGCGCTCGCGTAAAGCCTGCGCAGCAACCGCCTCAAGGCTGATTTTTGATGCGCCAGCCCTGCCGCTAACCAGCATATCGCGTATCTGATCGCGTTTCTTTTTCCATGCTTGCGGGCAATTTTTAGTGATGGCTTTTTTAGACCGGCCTTGAAGGTCGCGATAGTAGATGACGCCAACGGTTTTGCCATGCTTAGTGGTAGTCAGCATTTCGCCGTCTGAAATTGTAATATCCATAATGCCCTCCTAATCAGCTTGATAAATGTAGTTGGTGCCAGCAATCTCCGTTTCGCTGTAACTATGCTTCAACTCATATGCGATTTGTTTGTAGTCAATGAAGCCAACAAGCGGCTCTGGAATTTCGCCATAATGTCCATCGTCAACAAACTGTTCAGCCAACTCATCAAACGTCATGTCCTCATAAATGATTATATTGTCATAATCGCTGGCGCTGGCATCGTTGCCAAACCAGCTTGACGCGATGCCTTCCTTGTGCGCCAAAGTTGCGCGCAGCAACTCATAATCAGACCATGTGTCAACCGCGTTAAAAAATTCATGCAAGTTGGCCTGATCGACACCTACCGCAATCCCAAAAGCGATGTCGATACTGCGGCCGTCTATCATTTGGATTTCGTATTCCTCGACAAGCCCGCCGAAGCTGTCGCGATTGGCAGAATATTTCAAACCATAATCTGCCATGTCGCTAAAGTAGAAGCCTTCTGCATCAAGGCTGTATGGCTGCGCATATAAAACAAGCTTTTCCATTATGCTGCCGCCCGAATAAGCGTCTCAACGGCATCTACGCCAGCTTGCCAATCGTGACCGTGACCGCCCATATAAACCAAACCAAGATTGCGGCCACCATCAATTTTGACATTATAAAAATATTGCAACACACCAGCGGTGATAATGAAGTTTTTGCCATTGTGCGATACTGTTGTGCCGCTAACAATAATGGGCGTATTTGGATTTTCAAAAGTAAACATATCAATCTCCCTTTCGGGCGGGGCATTATGCCGCCGCCCCGCGATGTGCGTTTAATTTATCTTCTAGCGTTAGAGTGAGCTTCTTTTGGCGCTCAACAGTTTTGAAGAAATCCCAAACCCTCATCCACTTGTTTGAAGCGTTTTTGTCAAACGTATAAAACATATCGAGCAAATCACTATATTGGCCGTATCTAACGCCGCCGCGCTTGCCAATTATCACAAACAAACCCGCGCAAGTTGAACTGCCGTTCCAATTAACGTCAATTGACGCCGTGCCATAATCTGAATATTCGATCTCGACTGTTGCGCCTATATCGCCGGCGCGTTGAATAATCCGGTTAATCATTCTGTTTTGATAAGTCATTTTGCCCTCCAGCAAGTTCGTTTCGATATGATGAAGATATGCGCATATTTACTATTATGCAACCATAAAAGCGCATTAAATGCGCATAAACCGAAGAAAACCTGACGGGATGGCGCTATGGATGGCGCTATGGGATAGGCCTAAAACGCAAAAAAGCCCCGCAAACCCGAAGGCTTGCGAGGCTAGAAACTGTTGATTTTGTTGAATATTTGGTTGCGGGGGCAGGATTTGAACCTGCGACCTTCAGGTTATGAGCCTGACAAAAGTGGGGGTTTGCTGCGCTGTTTATCCGTTGGCGCTATGATGGCGCTATGGCCGATTTACTTTCAAAGATGGCGCTATGATGGAGCTATCGGAACCCTATGCTGGACGCTAAAAACGCCGCTGGCTTGTTTTGGGCATGGATGTGCCAGAATTTACTTAGAGGCGCTGTGTCCGCAATTTTCGGCGGACAAAAGCTATTTCATATTTTCTCTAGCAACGCCACGCGATTTTTCCCAAGAGCGCATCCCTGACAGCCCTAAAAGCGAAAGCGTTAAGCTCATCAGTTCTTCGGTCTGCAATTTTGGCAAGACAATTTCGGGCGCCCAAATCGCGACAGCCCATTCAGCAATCGGCATAATAAAAAATTGTGAGGCCAAACCTAAAGCGCAAATCCACATGATCGCCGGCCTTGCGCCGCTGACAAAAATTGATGGGTGTTTCGCTTGCTCAAGATTGGTCGCCGCTTGAGCCGCTTGCAGCGAAATAAGTTGGGTTTCTAATTCTGCTGCCAGCTTCATCTTCGTATCGGCATCCGGCACAAACTTGTCAAGGATTGGGCTGGCTAAACTTAAAATCTGTGCGATCATTTTTTTGCCTCGCTATTTAAAAAGACGGCAAGCGATCCAGTCATGGCTCCGGTGACAACAGAAATCAGACTGGCCTGTTGGGTCGATAAATCCGGCATTGCAAGCGCCCATTCGATGCAACGAACATAAACAACCGTCATCGTGAAAATCATCAATCGAGGGATAATCTTGTATTCCAGCAAAACTTTGCTCAATGCCATTCCCCACTTTCCATCATTTGCGAAAGTTCAACAGCCCTGCCCTTAACCTGATCCGCCCATCGGCTTCGCAACATTTCGGCAGCCGCTAGTCGATAATCGCCAACCAGCAACGCAGCTTGGAAATTCTGGAACTTATCGAAATTTGGTTTTCCCAAATTAAACAGCATAGAAATGATGACGGCCTTTCTGGCCTCATCAAGTTTTGGATAAAACGCATATGTGACCGCTTCATCTTCGCAACGCTTTATATCATTCGCCAGAAGATAGCTGATCTCATCGTCTGATAACCCGCCGCCAAGTTTTTCATCAATCAGCCTGCCGCATCCTATAGTCAAATATCCACGACTGTCTTCATAAGCATGGCTGACCACGCCTTCATGCAGTTTTACCAGATCAAGCAGCTTGCTCATCGTCATCGTCATCTTCCTTTTGCATCATCTTGCTGGCAACCACGCCAAGCTTGTAAAGAGCATCGGTCATCGGGCTATCTGAAGCCTTCATGCCTCTACCAGTTAAAAACACCTCAACCGCATCGCCTGATTTTGGGTGGTATGAAACAGTGACGGTCATACCTTCGCCCACATCTTGAGAAACGCATGGCCGGCGGTTAGGAAGTTCGATCATTTAAAATCTCCAAAGTTTTATGAAGTGATGAGGACTCAAGTTCATGGTCGTCAAAAATGTCGCCAGACCTTGAAAGGGTGATGGTGGTGATTTCTTCTATGGGGATGAAAATGCACTTGCGATGAGGGATCGAAACGCAGGCAGCAAAGTCGTAATCATCAATCGTTGGCGGGCGTTTGGCGCCGCCGATACCAAAATGCCATTGCAGCTTTCCGGCCGCGTACCGCTTGCCGTCAGGCGTGTGAAACGATGACGCTTTAACTTGAACGCGATAAATTTTTGATGCCCTAGTTACAATCATGTCGAAACCGGCGGCTGGTGATATTGCGGTTTTCCAGCCGTGCATTTCGCAGACGGCCGCAGCGATATATTCGCCGATACGACCAGTAACAATTGCGCTCATTTATTTCGGCAAAAACCCGACAGTCAAAGCAAGCTTGGTCGCAAGCGCACCAACTATGCCGGCGATACCAGCCAGCATCATAACAGTTTTCCAGCCACCTTTTGCCTGCAAAGCAAGTTCATGGATTTCGCGCAAGCAAGCCCGCGT